AAATAATCGAATACAGTAAAACCCGTTTTAGTCGAATTTGTCGGCGCGCGTTAGAAGGCTTAATGCCTGAAGATGGCTTTTACATCCAGGACCAGGTCCTGGCCAACTTCAACGTGAGCGGATTAACGGGTGATGGACCTGCAGGAAAAATATCCTGTATTCAGGAACCAGGGTTTAAAGGCAGATACATCGCCAACCCTAATCGCGTAATTCAATACGCCCTCCAACCTTTAGGAGACTGGCTGTTCGGCATCACATCCGAACTACCGTGGGATTGTTACGCAAACCAAGACAGGGCAATACCCTTCATTCGAAGGGTACTTGAGTCAAATATGAATACGGAAGGGGTGAAACAAAATGTTTACACTTTCGACCTATCTAATGCGACAGATCACTTTCCCCTTAGCACGCAGATTTATCTAGCGTGGTTATTGGCGAGTAAACACTTAGACCCTAGCCAATTAGCATTGATGGAATCGCAGCTACGTTTGTTTCAAGTGGCAGCGAGATCTGAGTGGGTAATGACAAAAAACGTCTCCCATAATGGCCTTACACGTAACGTCCAATGGACTCGTGGCCAGCCGCTCGGGTTGTACCCATCTTTCCCGCTTTTCTCCTTGGCACATGGTACTTTACTTTTTGAATTGTGGCTCCAGCTGGAACCACACCCATGTGAGAAGACTATATCAGACTTCCGAAACTTGTATAGTGAGGATACGTCTAAGCCCCCGTTCTTCATAGTTGGGGACGATGTGATAATCCTCGATCATAGACTGGTCGCTCCTTACGAGTCGGCTATGAAAGATCTGAAGGTACCAATATCGAAAGATAAGTCCTTCGCTTCGGAAAGAGTGGCTGAATTTGTTGGTCACTTGATTGTCGATGACTTGTTGTACAAGCCTACGAAATGGCGGCAGGTCAATTTGAACTCTTTTAAAGAGTTCTTAGAGGTCTGGGGCTACGAAGGTATTAACCTATTGCCCAAGTATTTGAAACAACCCGCTTTAATAGTAGCCGAGTTGCCCGAGCCTGTAGGGCTTGGTCTAAACCCACATGGGAAGACCTTGCTTGAAAGGTTCTGGGGATTCGAAGATTTGTACTCTTCTGATAAGGAGTGCCCTGTTCTTTTACCAAAGTTGCCTCTAGGTGACGCGAGATCGGTTCTTACGCTCTTTGAGCGTATGGCTGATGCGGGTATCCTGTTGGATATTCCTATCTTTCAACCAGAGAACATCGTTAAAGGGGGTCGAGCAGACCTCCACTTATTTTCACTTGCCAGCTTGTCTCCTGAGCTCCGTACGGAATTGAAGATGTTAAGTAAATTCTCACACCTGTACAATCCCAAGGATTTGCAGTTGATCATGACTGACCTTTTAAAGCGT